ATTAAATTGGGACTACCAAAGGATGATAGTACTAAAGATATTTCTACTTTTATCACACAAGATTTACAATCTTTGAGAAAAATTTAAACTCTTTGGTGTATATGAAGGATTAACAACAGAGGTGGCTACCACATTTGCATCTGTCACAAATGTGGTGGTTGCTTCATCAGAAGCAGCTTTTACGCCGTCTACCACAGAGGTAGTAAAAGCATTGGAGATTTGATCGATCTCCTGCGATGTATTTATTGATGTATCAGCGAGTTAATTTCTCGACTCGTGTCCTAACTCAGGGCCCACAAGTCAAACTCTGAGGTCTCTGATTTCGCCAGTCTATTAGCAAGCCATCTGATAGTAAACCTAAATAGGTAAGCTTTTCACTCTCTATCGCAATGCATTCTCTTTTTGGTTCAGAGCTTTCATTGAGAATTTAAATAAACAAGATCAATAGGAGCAGTGTATACGTTATTATTTATAACAACCGCACAAAACTAAAGTAGACTACTACTATACCATCTTTTGAAATATAACAGCCTTAATACCGATTGGTTGTATTAAGGGGGGTTTTTATCAGTTTCTAATAGAAACTGATAGTTTCCAACACACGTTGACGTCTAACGTCCCACGGTGTTAGTAATGGAAGAACCCAAGAGAAGAAAGAATATTCACGACACGCTGCTTTCAGCAAAGTCGGATAATATAAATCCCAAATTTCTTTAGGGTGTAAGGAGAGTTCATTCAAAGTATTTTCCAAATTTGAAGCTGCAATATTTAACCAATCAGGTCCTTTCTTTGTCCACATTGACATTTCCAAAACTACATCTAGTTCCAAAGGTGCGATATATCTACCACACATAGGATCAAAACTCCACATGCGTTTCAAAAAAGAAATTTCAGTTATTGCCCTATAAGGAGTTTTTGCTAAAGCTTTTAGCTCATTAGTATAATCCATATTTATTAACTTCAAAATATCCGGAAGAGTAAACTCATTATAATAGGGTTGTAATTTTGGAATCGTAGTAACAGCATTATCATCACCCAAAATTATAGCTCTTAAAGATTTGGTACAATCTTCATCACGTAATTGTAATTGTGGATTCAAATCTATGATATGTATAAAAGCAAAACATAAACAAATAGCATTATATATAGTATTTATAATTGCAGTTAAGGCGTTACCAGAAGGCATGCCTTGAAACCACCGTACTATTATTCCGAGGAAAATATGATTTGAAGAATAAATTTCCATAAATAAACCCTTCTTAATAGCAATCTCACGAGGGGTTGCATTCGGATAAAAGACTCTTATAATCAAATTAACCATAATTTGATGAACCAATGCTATATGTTTTGTATCAAAACCAGCATAATCACCTGCTAATGCCTTCAAGTCTCCTGGAGAAACTTCACCAAGAAATTTAGCAATATGGTCCCACTCGCTTGAAAAAGGATTAACACCAATAGCAGACCAATTACGGATTTTATTAGATTTGAAATGTGAATCAAACCAACCAAAATGCTTTCTAAATAAGAAAAATAAAATGGCTGGTCCTCCAGAAAACATACGAGTTTTGCCTTGGTAAACCTTTTCTATCTTCTTTCGCTCATCTTTTAAATAGTCAACATAGAAGAACTCCGGACGACCTCCTGTAGCGTAAGTACACTCTGCCAATTCAACTTCTTCACGAATTCGTTCAAAAATTGACAGGTATTCTGGAGAATTTCTGTCCGAGGCAAATAATAATTTTTTAAGATTTTCATTACCTTGAACGTTCATTGGATATCCAGCACTAGTACCAGAAGGAACAGGACCGAAAAATTCATCATTTTCCACTCCATGAATAGCCTCTTCAAGAGTAAAAACCCTAGGAGTATATCGACGTATCATAGTATCATTTAACATAAAGAAATATTGATTTGCTGCTCTTTCTACTTGACTCAAAACTTGTTCAGTAAGATCAAATGGAGCATGATCATATTTTGAAATAGCATTATACCAAGGATCAATGACTTCACCATCTTTGGTAAACGCAAAAAGATGACATGGAATAGTCGTATGCAATTTCACCTCATCAAAAATAGGACTTTTCATTATAGCAGACTTGGTAGGAACTACTGGGGGATTAGCTATAGGACCTTGTACAATAAAATTCATATCATTCAACCATTCAATTTGGGGATCAGCTTCTATAACTAGAGGATAAAACCTCTCTAAAGCTTTTCGTATTTCTTCCTGAGTAAAAGGTGATGCATAGCCAAAATTAGCTGATCTCCCTCCACTAGAATGTAGCCCATAAATCTTCTGTTTTTGAACACTGGAATCCATTTTGGCAAAAATAGATCCACAATCCCCACTCACAGTAATAGCATGATATCTATAGCCTTCACGTAAAAACCAAGACTCCTTGTTATGATCATCAATTACATGAACTGGACGATCTAGAATAGTTGTCCAAGCAAAGAAAGATTTCTTAGCATTTGCTATTAAACCTTCAATAGTCAGTGAATCTTTGGCTAATAATTTTTCAGAAATGATATATTCAGTTATATCACGACAGGGTTGCACTTGCTTTGGAAGTTCCAATAAAATCAGATCTTTCTTTACCAAATTAGAGATAATTATATCATCTTCATCATCTGAATCAGGTTTAAAGAATTCAAATCTCTCCAAAATTTCACGTACAGTAAATATATGTGATACTTCCGAACGAGATTTTCCATTACGAGTTATTTTTAGTCTGATATTTAATCTTTCTGGATATGTCATAACGTCTCTAGACAGAGCTATTAGATAATGATAATTCATTAATGCCACTCTCTCACGTACAACAAGGAAATGACCTAAATGATCCCAAGTGACAATTTCTTTTTCATTACCTTCAGCATCTTTAACATATGTGAAGTTTTCTTTTGAAAGAGCAAAATGGTTCGAATTTACAATACTAGCGATTATATCTTGACCATTAGCATCAGATCCCATTTGGGGATTAGTTGCAGGATGAGAAGAAAGGAAACTCTTCATCGCATGACTACTCTTATACAGTTTCGGTGCTGATTTCTGCATACGCATCTTATCTCCCTCATTATGAGATTGAGGATAGAGTTCGTCATATTTTTCACGACTACAAAAAATTTTACAAATAAGTTTTTGAACCCAAGTCAAAAATTTAAAAGTAATCATGAAACAAATCAAGCGAGTAACAATCTCCACTCCATTTTCCATAATAAAATTTTTAATACGGAGTAAGATTGGAAATTTTTCAATTATGTAATCATATATACGAACAAAAATAGAACATTTCTTCCTAAATTTAACAACTGAATAAACAGGTAAAATCCTCTGAGTAACATCTTCAATCAAAAGACGAAACTTGTTTTCATCAATTCCCGCCTCCAAGAGACGCAACTCAATTACATCCAGAGAATGAATTAAAGTCAAAGGATCATAGTCCAGTTCTGGAAGATAATGAGTAATAAGTGATCTAGCACGAATGTGAGTAAGATATTTTCCTATTACTTGTTGATAGGAACCAATTGAAGTAGTAGGAATAACATATTCATCGTTAACCACATCCTCCATCTGGCAATCCTCATCAGAAATTGGAATTGAAGGATGATAGAGATCATGATATTTATCGATTGTAGCATGAAAAGTTTTTAAATTTTGTTCAAAATAGTCCTTATGATTATCATAACGTTTGAACATTCTCTCAACAACTTCGTTAAATCCAATGATTTCTCCAGTTGGTTCACTGGAGTCCGAATCTAATACATAAAAATCATGAATAGAATCATCAATAATTGTTTTGCCACTAATCGAATCAACGGGAAGAAGTGAAGTGTCTAATTTTCTATGCCACAAATCCAAATCAAGAGTAGCTTTATCAGTATATTCCAATTTAGGCGAAGCTAAATAGGAAAAATGAATTCTACGTCGGAAGGCCTCAGGTTTTGCCAAAGAAACAGGATTGTGATGTCTTACATTTGTAGACAAAAAGACATAAGCTGCTCTAAAAGTAACAGTACCTTTATTTTCCAATTCAGCCATATGCGGATAATATTCAAAGCCATTAATAAAACGTATAAGTTTCATATACTCATTATCGGGGTTTCCTACAGCATCACGGGATTGACCAAAATCATCAAAATTAGCAACCCAATGACATTGCTTAAAACCATCCAAATACTCATTTTCAGGAATAACTGAAAACACCTTAGTAGAAGGCTGAGTAACAAAAGCAGCTAATTCCTTACCAGAAAAATGCCTGGCTACTGCAGCATAATTTAAATTAGTTATAACTACCGATTTAGCTATGTTAGTAGGGCCTTTGATTTCTACACAAACGGGCTCATTTCTAAACCCAGTAAATGCAATGTTTTGCTGTTCCAAAGAAGTCTGAATTTTTCTCAAAGATTGTAAATCTTGTGTGATAAAAGTAGAAATATCTTTAGTACTATCATCCTTTGGTAGTCCCAATTTAATTTTACGACCCACTTCAATTAAAGAAGCGACTGTAGAGAGAGTTTCCGCACTGGCATGTACCTGTTTATTATTATATTTTGAACAGAAAGATCTAACTTCAGCAAAATATTCATCATATAATACATAACTAGTACTGAAAAACTTAAACATAGGATTGTCTCCTGTAGCTTGTTCCATACCAATATTAATTAGTTTTTCGGCTAAATTAAAAGCGGATTTAGACACTGCTACAGCGCCACCTCGAATCTTAGTAAAATCCTTCAAGAAAGAAACAATAGCATCTTCTGTGGTTTTAGTTTTCTTAATTGCCAAATGTCCTAAAAACATAGAAGAAATAAGTTCAACTGCGCCTTCCATGTCACTATTTGACATTTGAGGAGTGGCAATATCATCTTCAGAATCAACACTTTCTGGTAAATTCATAGCTATGAAAGCCCAGAAATGTAGTGTATTTTTAAAATGTTCATTGTTACTGAGAGCTAAAGGTACCCAAAACACAGTAAATAAGGACAAACCTGTCCATGTACGATATCTAAGATAATTTAATAAAGCAGCAAACATACACATAAATAATGCGCTACTATTATCACCTATTGAAGTGTTTTTAAATTTTTCTTTAAACTCCTCAGAAAAAGATTTGGCTTTTTCAAAACCAGGTAATATAGATGTGAGAGAAGTAAATTGGGCAAAAATATTGGATGTATTATCCAAACTTGATCCAAGTTGGGCAAAAACGCCAGCCCATTTTTCACGTTCATCTTTATCCGGAAGTTTATTTCCAAAATCTTCGACAGTCTCCTTTATTATAGGAATACCATCAGCCAAATTTTGCACTGTATTCCTACAGTTCTCAACTCCTGAAGTTAAACTTGACAAACCAGGAATGTGCATCTGAGGAACTGCCTCTTCATACAAAGAAACAAATTCCAATGGTACAATATTGGTGTCACACCAAGCATTTAAGCGTCTGGCATGAACATGTAAATATAATTCATATTCAGACATAAACAATAAATTCAGACCAACATAAGGATCGAAATAATCATCAATTAAAGAAGTTGAATATCTTAGCAAATAATCACATTCATAAAGTAAAATATCTTCATAGAAATAATCAATCAAATTTTCGTCAGAATAATTACTAGCTTCATATTCAATGTAAGTATCTTCCTCATCTTCCGGCGGTTCATCCAATAGAGAATCAACAAAACATTTATATCTCTCTATACATTTATAAGGAGGAAATTTCCAAGCACACTTATCGCTGGTAACTGCGGACGCGAGAGGCATGAGGAATTCCGGATTTTGTATAAACAATCTAAGAGAGTAAACAATATCTTCTGGAAACATAGCAAGGTGTTCCAAGATGCGTGTTTCAAATTGCAAGACATGTAAAGGAGATCTATTTGGAGCCAAGATAGCTCTAAATTGGTTTAAGTGTCCAATAATTATATTAGGATATTCGAAATAATCATAATAATATAATCGAAACACGTAATTAAGCAATTCATATCTATATTCAACACTCTGAATGTAATTAGAATAACCTATATTTAACTCTTCTGGATCTATTAATAGAACAAAAGAATTGTCGTCATTAACTGTTAAATCAATGACATTGTCATAAACAGAAATAAAATCAAGTTCGAAAGAACGAACTGGAATAGTTAAATTCTGTATATCTGAAATTTGTTGTAACCACGGAAAATCCGTGCTACAAAAGTTCATTATTGTTAAGTACTGAACGACATTAGTCAATGGCTGTCTACACATATGTATAGCTAAAGTAAATTGTTCTAAAGACTTTGCTG